CTGGGCATGGCCTTTTCAAGAAGTTTTTCGTAAGGGTCAAACGGGTTCTCCCCCTCTACCATCTCAATAACCGAGGCCACAATGTCCTTCTTGTCTCTCAACTCAGGATGCTGCCCGTAGAAATCTCTGTTCAGTTTGACGTTCGCCATGTGGGTTGTAATGAGATGCCCCACCGTTTCCGGAAGCATCAGCATGGCTTTCTCGACTGCCAAATTTATGATCTCGTCTTTTTCTTCTTCAGTTATCACGGTCGTCTCCTAATCGCATATGCCAAGGTCTACAAAGTCTGAACCAGATCCATAATATTCAGGTCCGGCATCATGGTATCCAATGTGATCCACAAGATCCTGCATGGCCTTATAGAACTCGGCTTCATGATATTGGATCATCCTTTCAGTGCCATCCACCATCTCATTGGCAAGCTGAAAACCTACCCGGTGCTTGATAAGGCGCATCTGCAAATGCTCGGGTATCCCGTCCGGGGTCTCAGTACCTCCACCTGCCATGGCAACGGGTTTGCGGTAAAAAACAACTGAGAGATTGACGCTTACTGACGGTATGGACTGATAATAGAGTACCGATCCCTTCACACAAACCAAATCCACCTCACCTACGGATGACAGATCTTTCTTTATGACCCTGTCCATAAACAGAGTCCAACTGTAGTAATTCCCTCCAGTAGGGGGCTTTATCTGCAAACCGTTGGGATCTACCACATAGATAAGCGCCCGCTGGTATGTCGCAGGCATGGTAACGTACGGGTACACCGTAGTAGCCACGGTGTCGCTTTTGAATAAAGCGGGAAGCGGTGGGGACATTTCACCGTTCGGCATCCGGATTCCCCCAGCAATCTCTGCTACTGCTTGGTTAATCCTTGACAGGAGTGAGACGGAAGAGGCTGTCTGGATATATTTGTTCTTCGATATGTCCATTATAGCCGTGCTTAAATCGGTGTATGTAGCCATGCCGTCCTCATCTTAAAAAGGGCCCTTACCCGCCGCAATTAAGCGGTGAGTAAGGGGTTGGGGGTTGGTGGGAGGGAGGAACTATGCTTCAGACGCCGCCTGTGCGATAGCCGCCGAATCATCGTACTGGATATAAACGGACAATGTCCCAGCACCAGCAAGCAACGTGGCGTCATCGGTCACTTTGATCACTTTATTGGCCACGGTGGTGGAATCCGGATCGAACACATAATCCTTATAGGTTGTGTCAGGGGTGCCGGTCAGCGTGGCACCGATGGCTGTGTCGCCTGTCGGGACAGTGGCCGTATTAACCGCCGTTGCCCCACGATAAGCCACAACGGTTCCCGTAGCTACCATGTTGGCGTTACAAGCCAGCACCATTTTTTTGACAATCCCCCTGCACGGTACGGGAATATACACGCTTTCCCCGCCGCCGCCGGTGAGCACAACAGTTGCGAATAAATTCTGCATGATAATAAACCTCCTTTTTATCGGCTTATGCTTCCGATGCGGCCTGGGTCACTGAAGCGGATTCATCAAACTCGATAAACACCGTCAGGACACCGCCCGCATCGAGAGTAACCAGATTGTCGATGTGAAACACCTTATAGGTGGCGGTTGTGGAGTCAGGATCGAAAATCGTGTCCTTGTACGTCGCATCCATCACACCATCGATAACAGTCCCGGCAGCGAGGGCGTCCGTCGGAGTGCAAACGCTTACTGCGTTCGTCCCCCAGAACAGCGTGAACAACTCGTCCGCATCGGTTATCGTGCTGTGCGCCACCCTGAACGAAACAACCCTCCCCCGGCAAGGGACCGGAATGTAAAAATCCGCCGCCGTGGTAGTGGTTGTCTGGAGAGTGAAGATAATATTCTGCATGACAAACTCCTTTAAGGGGACCCGAAGGCCCCCGGGTTATTTTTCTGACACTTTCTCAAAGATATCCTCACATTTGTCCAAGATGTCCCTGAGTTTGTCTTCAAGGCCGGAGATCTTATCTTCGAGTTCGATTTGACCTTCTAAGGTCACGCGAGCTACATCCTTTAATGAACCAACATGAGTAGGCATCTACGTTTCTCCTTTAAAGACGCTAATTAGCCGGGAGCCCAGTCTCTATCGCGTCAAGCAGAGTGTTGGACCATACATCGGTAGCGTCCCCGGTCACATTCCCCGCAGGATCAAACGAAGCGGCGGCAATGTTAAAGACGTTGCCGACAATGGTGTTGTTAGTTCCAGCACTGGTATCAATCAGAATAGTGGTCGTATTAAGGACCTCATTGTTCATGATCTTATTGTAATTTCCGCTCCAGGTAGGTCCCATCCAATTCGCATTGTTGAGAAATCGGTTATTCGTGACTTCCCAATTCGATAGGGTCCCAATCCCTGCGCCGGTCACTTGTGCTATGGCGTAATGGGTCATGGCCATAAAGACACACCCATCAATTTTCACGTTGAAGCATCCGCCTGAATCCTCAACACCATCATACCCAGATGCAAAACGGCATCCGATAATCTCGGTATGAGAACCATCACGTTCGAGATCTCCCGCTGCGCCGTTCCTGAAGACCTGGATACAGGAGTTGTCATCCCCACCATAGAACAGGATGTTGATGAATCTCCACCCCTGCTGCTGCACCTTCACCAGCGGGGTGAGTGCTTCCTCGGCAACAGGCTCTGTCCAGCTATTGGCCGCTTCCTGACCACCATCAGGCGTACTGTCGGCATGTCGCGGCCTGTTGCCTTCACCAATGACCGTTACATCAAATACCTGGGCAGGTGTGGTAAGCTGTTCAAGAATCTTCCCCCGGAACCGAATCGTGTCGCCGCTTGACACAGCAGCAAAAGCCTCAGCCATAGTTAGAAAAGGATGATCCCACGACTTTCCGTGTCCAGTAGCGGAAACATTAGCATCCACATACCAGGTATCCTTATCACTCTGAAAAGTGTAGAAATCAGTCAAAGGTCGTGTGGCCTGATTTCCCCCAACCGTCAAAACTCGTTCGTTGCTCATAATGTTCTCCTTTCGTTGGGGGGCCTCAAACTGCGCCCCCCGAGGTCGTTAGGACGTTAATGGTTATACCGGCTCGGTCAGGTTCGTGTGCCGGACATGCATTTGCCTGTTAGAGCAAAGCAGTTGACCTCTCCAACGGCTATTTGCCGTGATGGTGTCAGGCTGGCCACCTTCTTTCTTGGCCACCCACTCAGGAGTCGTGAAGTTATACTTGCTATGGCTCCGGAGACTCAGGAAGTTCAGGTTGAGGGCATCGAGAATCCCTGTTGAGTAGTAAGGGTCGGCAACAATCGGGGCGCCTTTGTGCATGATGTTCGTCCATCCCGCTTCGCCCATTACCGTGTCAGTATATCTTTGCTGTGGCACAAGGGACCGCTCGTAAGCATCTGCAAGCAGTTCCGTGGTGCAGCAGAAGTTGGGACGGGTTCCAACGTACCCCCCGAATCCCGGGGTTCGAAAGATCTTCTGCATGGTCTCAAACCCAATGGCTTCAGCCGTGGTAATGACGTTAGCTTTCCAGGTTGCCATCTCGTCTTCATCGATGGAACCGTACTCGGTTGAAGTCGTGGTGTTGAACAGGTTCCCAAGACCAAGAATGCTGTCACTGTCAGCCGCGGATGCGATCACTTGAGCAGCAAGATTCACCCGAATGGCCTTTTTGATGTTGCTCATATAGAGCTTTGTCAGGTCGATGATAGCCTCTTCCCCTGCGTTCTGGGTGAGATCATCCAGGTTCAAGGTATTGCTGCCGTAAGCACCGGCCCACCTGAACCGTGCAGCATCCACCAGGCTTTTCTTGCTCTGGTTGATAACGGTGTCTTTCCCGTAAGCCCCGTGGTTACTCACATCGTACTCAAGCGGGACTTTGATCATAAGACCACCGTCCACAACCTCGGACGGTTTGATCTCCCAGTTGCCGAGACGAATAGCCTTCCCCATGAGTTTCCACAGGAGGGCGGATGCTTTGTTCACGATGTCTTCCGGCTCCTGCTGAAGCCAGTAGTATTCGGTTGTTGCGTTTAACTGATTAATGAGACTCATTTTATATTCCTCCTATGCGTAAGGCACAGGATCAGGACACGGCTCTCAATGCCTCTAACATCCCTCTATCGAGATCCTTGCCTTTCGCTTTTGGTGTGTTGGTTTTTTGATTGGTGGACTGCCCTCCCTTGCGGATGACTGTCCCCGTTGACTCTTCTCCACGTTTCAAACTGAGCAGACGTTCTTTTTCTTCCAACTCCTGCTGCTTCTGCTGGGCTACGGCCATGGCATCGTCTCTCTGGATCATCCTGTAGGCACTTACTTTGTCTTCAATGCCCGTCTGATCCTTGGCTATGTAGTCCGCTATCCTCGCCTGCATTTCAGGGGAGTCGAAATCAGGATTCTGCTCGTAGAATTTCCTGTTTCGTTCCTGCGCGTCCCTTTCTTCAAGGGTCTTTTGCCAATGGCTTTGTGCTGCGGAAAGCACCTCTTCCGTGGTCTTTTGCCTGTCGAGAAGCCGGATCTTACTGTCCAGGTCCGAAGACCGTTGCATGTAGTCCGGATCATCTACGTCAAGGGATTTCTTTTCTTTCTCAAGTGCCTTTATCTCCTTGTCATAATCCGTCTTTGGAGTTGGCGATTCTTGACTCTGGGCGGGCTTTTGCTGTGTTGCCTGCATCTGCTGTTGAAAGAAATCCACCTGCTTGCGGAGATTGCCAAGCTCACTGCCTTGTGAGTCTAGAGTTTTCTGGAGGTTGTTGAACCCCTCTTCCGCTGCATCCATGCTTTTGTACTTTCCGAAAATCAGTTGTTCTTCGGCAGGCGTTAAATTCCCGGTATCCTTTGAATCGTTCTGATTTTCCATCATGCCATTTGCCATTTGTCACTCTCCTTTCAGGCCGCTGCTGTGGGGTGTCCTGTTAAGGCCCTGCATACGGGTGTCCCGAAGTCTAAAGGGTTAAAATAAAAAACCCGGACCCCGTGGCGATCATTGTTCG